TTTTCGTAATATTTGCTTTTTAAGCCTTCAAGATGTTTTTTAGCTTTAGCAGCTTCTTCTTTAAATGCTATTTTAGCTTTCCTAATATCTTTTGGTTCATCTAACTCTTCATCATATGAAAAGTCCTCCATAAGAATATCAATATCTTCTTTATCTAAATGCGGCTTAGTTGTTTCGTAAAATTCACGAATTAACTGCGCTTCGTTTAATTTAGAATAATCAGTATTTAGTTTTACGTAATCGTCTAGACTTCCACCTGTTTCATTCATAAAGTCTACAACTTTTTGAATATTTTCAGGAAGCTCAATACCTGCTTCATTTGACTCAGCTACGGCCTCTTCAACAATTTCTTTTGTTTCTTCAACTGTAGCAGCAGGCTCTTCTTCTTCGGTTACTTCCTCTAAAACGCTTACTTCTTCTTCTTCGGTTTCCCGTACTTCTTCAACCACTTCTTCGCTGTCTGTCTTGTCTTCGGGTTCTCCGACAGCAACATCGCTGTCATCTGTGCTTTGCTCTTGAACGGCATCTTCTTGTGGTTTATTAAGTTTACCTAAATCTAATTTAATTGTACCATCTTCAGCGACTGACGCGCCTGTATCTGGCTTTTCTTCAACTACCTCTGTTTCATTAGTAGTCTGTTCTTGTGTATCTTCTTGTACTTCAAGAACTTCTTCTTGGTTTTCTGACATGATAAAATATTATATAATTATACATTACTATTATTACTTAGGTTCAAAGGTACCTAAGTCAAATCCTCCTCCAATTATGTCGTTTCCGCCAGACTCAAAGGATTCTGCTTGTTTTTGGCTTTCTAACGCGCTAGTGTTAGCAGCCTCCATATTTTTTAATTGCATATTGTAATCAAACTCCTGAGCCATTAATTCTTTCTTAGCGCTTACTTCGGCTTCTAGTTTTTGTAATTCAAGCTGCCCTTTTAACTGCTCTAGCTCTGCTTTTTGCGCCGTTAAGGCTTGTTGCTTTTGAACCTCTGCTTGTGCGGCAACCTGCTGAGCTTGCGCATTTGCTTGTGCTTGTGCTTGAATATTTTGTTGCTGCATTGCTTGATCGCGCTCTTGTTTTTTCTTGCGCTTTATTTTTAGCAATTGGTTTGCCAGCTTTAAGTTTTGTACTTCTCTAATATCAATAGCATCGTCTAAATCAATTAACCCTGCTGACAATGCTGTTTGTATATTGTTTTCTAGCATTTGCTTTTCTTCTTCATCTGGCATAAGTGTTAAAAATATACCAAAATCATACAAATGCAAGTTGTTCATTTCTGACAACGTGGCGACATTATGCGCACCTATTTTCTGTATAAACGCTTGTCTAGTTGGTGAATATTCTATTATATCGGATATTCTTAAGGAAAGACATTCCGCTAAATGAGCTGTTATGTATAAACCACCTTGCATTATATGTCGAGTAGCTGTGTTTGAATTTGCCGCTGCTATTTTTTGAACACCTACTAAAGCTTTGCTGTCGGGCATACTACCATCTCTAGCTTCGTTTAACCCGGTCACATCGCGAATCATTTGCAAATAATAATTATATGTGCTAATTAACGATTGCAACTTATTACCACCAGAACCACTCGTAATTTCTTGAATAGGTATTTTACCTGGGTTCATATCGCCATCTTGCGTAAACGATCGCCCAATAACAGAACCTGTTTGAAAAAACATATTTAAAGCTTCTTGCGGATTATAATTTGTTCCGTTACCTAAATCAATTTCCGCTAAACCATCAGCGTCAAGATAAACACCATCTGGTACCATTCTTGACATAACCTGCTGCAACTTTAAATGTGTTAATTGAATCATATCAGCAAACCCAGTGATACGGCTTACTAAGGACTCAATTTTGCCTTTATACATTCTAGGCGCATTAATACTATAATTTAAAAGCACCTTAGAGCTATCGCTTTTTGGTCGCATCATATTTTTGGCAAGTTCCCATTGCAACAAATAGTCTGTACCTAAAATCAATACACCTTCGTATAATACCTCAACAGATCTTGATAGTTTACCAAACTGCTGCTCTAACACTTCAACAGGTGGGTCAAAAGTATCATCTCTTAATAAAACTTTAGATGCACCTGTGGCGGTTTCTTTAATTTTATAAACTTCGTTCATGTAAGTCTTGTAATTAAAATACAACACCTGAACTGTGTTTGAGTCGGTTTCGTTATAGTTTGATAGTGTTCTATCGTAAAATCCGTTGTTTTGATAACCTTGCTCTGATATTCTTTTTAGATCCTCATCGGTTAAATCTGGAAATTGCTTTTTAATTTCATTGATTGGTACATTTCTAACTTCACCACAATAATATATATCGTCAAAATATGGTGAATCAGTATATGACCAAACTAAATTAGCAGGGTCAACATAGTCGATAACGACTCCTTCAGATTTACTAAATCTATTTTTAACAGCACCAATACCTATAGTCGTTAAATCGTATATAACACGCTTTTTAGTTAAATCATAATTATTACCCTCCAGCAAAACGTTTATAGCTTGCTCCTCAGCGATCTCAACAGCCTGCTTATAATTTAGCTGCATGTGCACGTCTAGCTCTTCCTGTGAATCTGGCAACATTTCTGGTGGATTCTCATATAGATTAACACCAAAGTTTTCCTTAGCAAAATCGTTTATTTCTTTAGTTTGTAAATCTCTGACTATGCTATTTAAATACTCTGTACGTTTTGAAACGCCGTACGGATCTTGCGAATATGCTTTTATATCAAATGCTCTTTCAGATATACCATTAACAACTATGTCGACAAACTTTGGTATAATAGGCACAGGTTTCCAATCTATATTTAAATAAGATAAATCGCCGTTAATAGATAATTCGTCTTTATATTTTTGTATTGATTGTTCTCCTCTAGCGTATAGTCTTAATTGATGAAATGTATTTTGATTACTTCTATATCTATTAGTACCAGAATCTGATTTGAACCATTCGTCTTGAATCGCTCTACCAACTCTTAAGCCGTATTCAGGCGAAAGCTTTTCAGCATCACTAGCAACTTGGCTTGGAAAAAAACTATTTATAACTGACTCAGCCATACTTTATTTTATTATTTCCGATATTGAACCGGCGTTTTTATATTTTGCAATATGTAAATTTAACTTTGGTTTTTGCACATTTGGGTTTGGTCTGTATAGATGTCTATTACAAGCCATTATTGCTAACCCAGAGCTAATAGCCGCATCAAATTTTGTTCTTTTGTTTATATCAAATTTGGCCCAATCGTTTAATGTAGTATTAAAATACATTGTTCCGTATTGGCCGTCAGCTTTTACGCCAACGTGATTTTGAATATAAGTCTCAATAGCAGCGGCGTGCGCTTGCTTAATATCTTCTGACGAGTTTGGTATTCCGCCAATTTCTTTTTCAGCTACTGATAGCTTATTATATATTTTGTCGGGTCTATTCATTGAGTATCCGCGATAGCCTCTTCTTTTCAAATAATATAACAATCTTGGTTTATTATTTTCTGCAAGTATTGGCATTCCGTAAAACACTAATGCCATAAGAACATCTTCAAAAAACATTTCAGCAGTTTGTGGTCTAGCTATATATTCTAAGAAAAATGAATTAGGCGGCGCATCTTCCATACTAAACGTTGTTAAGCCATGTAATGAACCCTTAGATCCTTTCCCGTCAGTGGTGCCTGATATATCATAGCTATCACAACCAAAAGCACCTATGTGCTCATTACCGGGATACCTTACACCATTTTTAATCACCTGTTTATTTTGCAAAGCAACTTTAGGGACCCAAGAAACTTTAAATCTACCATTTGGGTTTGGCGAAAACATAACTTTACTATCTTTAACACCGTGCTCCCAATTAAAGCTACCAGTCGTGATTACGCCAGTACTTTTTAAATCTTCGTTATAATCTATTTGTTCGTATATTTTTACTAAATTAAATATACTGTTTTTTGTTTCATCTCTAAACGCGTGTTCTTCTGTACGCGGAAACTGTCTATAAAACTCATTTAAAGCGTCCTGGTCGCCTTTTAATCCTTCTACCTCATTATCCCAGTGTTCAATAACCCCGACCTCGATAGCATCTCCGTGTGGGCCAACGCAATCTTTTGATGGGGTTTCGAATACAGGCATCCCATAAGAATCAATGAATCCTTCGTAGTTCCATTCCATAGGTATGAACAAAGAATATAATCCTGACTTAGTTTGTCCATTACGGTTTCTTTTTGTAACGTCTGAATCATTATAAAGCTTTTTAAAGTTTTCACCGCCCTTGTCCAAGGCGTTAGATGTTGAACCCATCATACACTTCCCAATAACTCTACTACCTAATCTTAATGTAGTTTTCGTTACACGCCAGTTGTTCAATATATTATCTGGCTTTTCCCATTTACCACTTTCGTCGTGCACTAACAGTTTTAGCTTTTCACCGTCGTAACTGTTGTCACCTGTGTTTTTCCAGTCAATAGTTGTATCTAATCCTTCTAACAGCTCTTGATCTTGTTTATTTTGTATAGACTTTCTTGTAAGTCTTGAAGCTGGTATTCTATATGCCAATTCTGTTTTTGGCCGATCCATACCATCTTGTATTGGTTTAAAGAAAAACGGATAGTTTACAGATATTGGTACTACCTTGTCGGTAAACATTTTTTTAGCGTCAGCACCGGACTTTGATAATATTCCGAATCTTGCATCGCTTGATATTGTTGCCATGTTAACGGTCTCACCACTTGCCATGAACGAAAATCCTGACCGTCTATTTTTGAGGTAACACATACCGTAGCATCTCTGGTCTGCTTTGCAAGCTTCCCAAAAGATGAAGAATAATCTGTTGGCTTCCCTAAATTCTGGGTGCCCAACGTCAATTTTAGACCATTGCAAGTACATAAAGTGAGTGCCAGTAATGTAAGTGCCCACACCTTTATTATTGAACCAATGGCCTTCTTCGCGGCGTCTGAACTGTTCATCTATATATGGTTCCCATTTTTCCTTAAAGTCGTCAGGATAATCTCGCCAATCAAAAACACTTTGTATACGTTTTAATTCTTTTGGCAACTCCTCAACAACCCATTTGTCATTTGATTTATCTATTTTAGCAGGAGTTTTGGGTAAAGCGATTTTTAAATTTTGTATTTGATATATATCGCCTATTTGACCGGTTTTACTTATAACAATAATGTTATGCTCTTTGTTGTAACCGTAACTCCATTTTTTGCTTTTATTTAATCTGGATATTGTGGTTTGCTTTATGGGTGTTATTACGCTATATAAAGTTTGCTCGTACATTACTTAGATCTTCTTTCTGCAAATCCGGAAAAAGCTTTTTTCTTTTCTTCGGTTGCAGGTTTATTTTCAAGTATAGCCTCCTCTTCCTGAATACGTGTTAATATTTCAAACGCATCAAATATAGCTAATTTTTTTGTAGCTGCCGCATTTTTTAAACGGTCGGCAGATATGTCATCATCAGAATCAACTATAGGCTCTTTTGCTACTTTAATTAATTCTTCAACTGCTCGCTGCCCAGCTTGGATTATATTCTTCTTCGTTTCCTTGATATTCATATTTAATTGTAATTAGATTTGTTGGAACACGATATAATTTTTCTTTGTCAATCAAAAACTCATATTCAGCACCCGGTTTAAAACCGACCAAGTCTCCTTCTTGTGCTTCTGTTAATGATGGGTCCTTGTATTTTAATATACCCACTAATGGTTTTTCAAAGTTTATAGAAAACATTTTGTCTTCTTTAATTGGCTTAACAAAGTTAAATCCATTAAGTGGAATCCACTTTATTATTCGTTTATACGCAAATATTTGATCTGGCGAAACAAAATACATATTGTTTTTATAATAGCTTCTGCTATTTTTTTCTTCGCCTCTAATGTCCCTAAATCTACGAAATACATTGTGGTGTAATATAACCTCGTCGCCTTCACGTACACCGGTTGGATTTGGATTTGGCGTAGCCATAACAACACCTATTCTTGAAACAAAATTATGGTTTTGTAACTCTGTGTTTAATATTAACTCTTTATCACCAACCGCCTTTGTATTGTTATATCTATCCTCTTTCGGCATAATAACAAAATCAAAAACGCCTTTCATTAGTAATCAATATTATATTCAATGGCTATTGCCATATTTTTATTAAAATCTTTCCAAGGTATAACGTCTTCACCCTTTTGAATATAGATAGAATACTTTTCTTCCTCTTCTATAATATTAACTATAGTATGACCGCCATACACTTCCTGACCAACAGAATAGTGCATGGCGTCATTTTTATAGTCTTTTCCGATACTAATCTTCCTTAGCAGGTTCACGTAGTTCGCCGGTATTAATATCAATCACTTTGTCACCATACTTTTCTTGCAACTCTTTTTGTTGCTCGTCAAGCTTTGTTTTAACTTGCGCGAATGTATGTAGCAACTCATGCTTTTGTAATTCTAATCCGCCGATTTGTGATTGAACACTATTTAATTGTTTAATAATGTTTGTTAGAACTTCTAGTTCTTCTGCTGTTAACTTTTCTGTTTTAGTCATTTAATTTAATTTAATTGTTATTGTTGGATTTTTTTGCTTTTTCCCAGGTACGCCCAACAAAATACGCCCCGTATACTGTTATTAATAAAGATTGAAAAATTGGTATATACTCTTCGGCTATTTTAAATTCACCTATGTTACCATCAAAAAAGCATAGCGCTGTAAATATAACAGTCAAATATATAAGAACCATTGGTCTTATATTTTTAGATAAAAAGGAATCTGAATTCATATCCGCTTCCCATCTTGCTGTTACTTGTTCTTGCGCTTCTTTATCTGCTTTTTCTAGTATCTCAGTTATTAACCGCTGAGCTTCTAATTTTTCTTCTTTAGTTGTAGTTAATTTATCAATGACATCGCCGACCTCTTTAATTACTCCGCCAGTTAGCCATTCCCATATTTTTTTCATTATTTTCCGTAATAACCGTCTTTATAATTTTTACCCACGCCTTTTGGTCCAAGACTTTTCGCTGCTGCTTTTGGTTCTTTTTTAATATCAATAGCAGCTTGCTTACCCGCTTCTGTTGGGCTCATGCCTTTGTCTATATTAGCGGCCAACATTGCACCATACTTGCTTGCTGTAGCGGGAGATTCTGGTTTCTTTTTAGAAGAATCCAAACCTTCTGCCATAGATTTGTTTACGTCTACAAACTTTGTGTTTTCAACACCGCTAGTTAAAGAAGTGTCTGCAGCATATTTATTAGGGCTACCTAAATCCAAAAGAGGATCTTGTACTTTCATCCCCTTATTTGTGGAATGCTGAATTCTTGCTGTAATTGGTTTATTATATCCCATTGTTTTATTTTTTATAAGGGAACATTTTGTTTAACTTTTCTTTACGATGCTGACATCCACAGGGAATGTTCAAACCCTCAGATACCTTATCAACCACAGTTTTAATTCCTGTAGCCTTAGTAATTTTTTCAACTGTATCGCCTAGACCTTGTGATTTCATAATATTAACATTTCCATCTACGTCTTGCAGCGCAGATTCTTTTCTTTGGCGTTTTCTTACAATTAATATTGTGCATTTTCATTTGACCTAAAGATCTTGCGCAATATGATGTACGTCTTTTACCACCGCCTGGTTGTGGTGCTTTAAGGTTGCCGCCTGTTTCTTTGTTATAAGCTTTTCTGCCAGCTTCAGTCATTCCAGCGCCTTCTTTTGCTGTTAAGAAATGTCTACCTTTTCCTTTTGTTGTCTTGCGGAGTTTTTTTACCACAGAACTTACTTCTGGTTGCGTGTACATAACTTATTTATTAAAATAGTTTTTCTTTAATGGGGCTGGTGGTTCTGTTTTAAAAATACCTCTTAAAGCATTACCTACAGCAGTCCCTCCTTCTTTTTTCGCAAATACATTTCCAACACCTTCTATAATTTCACCCACTTTTGTTTTGCCGCTAGGCGTTTCGGTTACTTGTGTGGGCGTAAAAGATTCTTTTGCAACTCGATCAACAACGCCTTCTTTAGTTTCTGTAACTTTCCCAACATTATAACTTTCACCACCAAAACTACCTTGATCTCTTTGCAAGTCTCTTAAAGCTCTACGATCAGCAATTAAGTTTTGAATATTTTGCTGTCTTTCTATATTACTTGCTTTACGATCTTT